AGCTGATGACACAAATATTTCATTGTCTTCTGCATATATTTGAAACAAAGAACCAAATCCATTAGTGCTTTGAGATGGCACAATCACAACACTTAATAAATCTGGTGCTAGATTATTGTGTATGTAAGCGGCTAATTCTGTATAATAAAAAGTATCGCCAAAGTCCCAAAAGTCAATTTGAAAATAGGTATCTATTGCACTTATCACTGACGATTTAATTTGATTATCACTGACAGTGCTTTGTGGATTTTTAATAACTTTAAACTGTGCTTGTAATGAAGCGTCCGCACCTGGTCCAAACAATAGTTTATATTCGCCTGGATTAAAAACTATTTCATCACTTATAGACTTGATCCCATCCAATGATGACAGGTACGCAGTTTCTAAATCAAATATTGTAGGTGTTTCAGGCTTTGCTGTTGCTTGACTATTTCTTAACCATGTACGCAGTTGTTGATCAAAAGATCTTGTCACAACATAAAGATCTATAATGTTCGATACACTAGGATCTATTCTTCTACTTCTTACAGCTCCATGATTATAGTTGTAAATTAAATTTTGTCTACCTAGTTTAGCAGTGTAAGTTGTGACTGCTGTTGTGCTGTTAGTGGTTGCGGAATACTGATAAAATGCATCGTCTCCATAATAGTAAAATAATTGGTTATCAGGATAAACTGAAAAATTCGTAACTTCTAAAGCATTCTTTACAACGACAAATTGTGCTTGATCCACAATACTATCTTGATCATAGCCTTCTACTGTGACTGTTTCAAAAAATATGTATTTGTAGTTTATGTTTGTACTTGGACCTACAATAATTGTGAATAGATCAGGATTATCAATAACTCCATCATCATCAGAATCAAAGAAACCTACTTCTATTTTTCTAGTATCGTTGTAGCCATCTGACCCCACAACATTACCCACAATTTGCCAATCATAATCGTATGTTAAACTGCTGGTGAAATCAGATGCTGTGTTACTGGCCGGCAATCTAATCTTGTCTTTTACAGATACTCCTGTTTGCGGATCAATTACCTTTGCTGTTGGATCAAAGTAGAATTTGTTTCTTGTAGCAGATTGAAACACATACTGTGTTTTTCTATGTGTTACTGTGTAACTTACGCCATTGGTTACAAACTTTATTAACCATGAATTATCTAAATTTGCTCCTGTAGTATCACCTTGATTTGTTAAAGCAAATGCTCCACTGCCTAGATCGGCTTCTGTTACAATATTAAAAGTTTTTGCAGTTGTGTTGTAACTTAACCCAAAATTATCAAATTCTACAACTAGATCTATGATTGATGCTTTTAGTGTGTCCGAAATAGAATCTATAAACTGCGGAATTATTTCAGACAGTACAGCATCAGTCGGAACCAAGTCATTCAACACTATAGGACCACTCCCGTCTGACAGATTGCCTAGGCCACCATTTGACCCATCACTTTCAACAGATATAATTTTAGTCCATATAGTGTCTGTAGACCCTGGATGGCCTCCTGTGCCAGACATCTGTGTGCCGTTGCCAGGCATAAAGTGATTGCCAGTGGTTGGTGTAAATTTTGCAAGAGCACCTGCAGTCAAGTATCTTAAATTGTTTGTGGTTGAACTTCCAACACTCAACGCACCGCCGTTAGTAAAATATCCTGTGGCTTGATTCACTGTCTGTGTAGACTTGTTCCAAAGTGTACCAGTCGGCGGAGTAATTCTTGGATAATTTTTATAGTAGTACTGTTTAAAGTCTGCAGAAGTTAATACATCTGTAAGAGATGTGTTGATTACTTTTTCGACATCATCTCTTGTTAAAAATTGAAAATCAAAAGTACTTGTTCCTTGATCTTGATACAACACACCGTCGTCTGCTACAATATTTGTTTGCGAATACACACCAGTTGGATCTGTAATATCTAAAAACCTTGAAACACCTGATGCTGTTCTTACTTGTGACTTGGCTTTTGCAATTGATTGATTTTGTGTTAATGGTAAAATTTGATAATCTTCTGCAGATATCATTCTATTATTTGAATAATACGACTGTGGTGCAAGTGTTTTAATATCTGCCACAGACTCAGAACTTGATGCATTTGTGACAGTGCTCTGCAATGAAGCCTGAAGTGTTAGTGTATTTGTTTGGCCGTTTTTTGAAATATAATCAAAAGCAATAGAAATATTCTGCATGTCGGAAGTATTGATGTTGTACGTTAATCCATTGCTTTGTCTGTAATAACATCTAAAATTTCCTTGTGGTAAAGTGCCATACACTCCATCGGAAAACACAAGATCAATTTGATCGTTGTTTTTAGTCACAACAGCAAATTGATTTGTGATATTTTCTGCTAGATTATTGTAGATAATATTGTTACCAACTATTGCAGGAACTTTTCTCCATCTCTGCTCAAGCACACCGTTTTGGTCTAATTTGAATAAAAATACATCGTCATTGTTAATGTTGTTTTCCTGAATCGATACCACAGTGTTCGGCGCTGTGTTTGTAATTGCAAAGTCTTGAGAATTAAGCACACCTTGTTTAAAGTGCAAGAAATACCCTGTGTTGTTCGACCCAAATCCTCTATTGTCGTTTCTGTAAAGTAAAGACATAGAGTTGCCTGGTATAGGTGGTTCTTCATACACAAACTTTTCGCCTGCAAATGAACAAGGCACAATGGAAAATTCCATGCCCACACCGTTAATTGTTTGACTAAAAGGCACTGTTGGCAGATCGAAATTTGCACCATTGATTCTGTACAACTGCGAATTTATTCCACCTATAGTGTCACTTTGTTCGGGTTTGTTTACAAATTGATTTTTTGGTAGGCTTGCATTGATGACTGTGTTGAATTGGTCCTGCCAATTGTCATTAGTAAGATCATTCCAAAGTATTGGTGTGTTTGCAATGTTTTGTCCATTGGAGTCTGTGACTGTTTCTGATGTTGAAACTGATGTTATTTTTAAAAAACCGTTTCCTGCTGTGTTTCTTTTTGGTTGATATGATATTAGTCTTGCTAGTCTTAACACAGAATCTTTACGTTCTGCTAGATCTATAAAATTTTCTCTGGCATTTAAGTCTACTCTATAGGAAATTGACTGTGCCACATAGGATATCATATCAATGAGTGCAACGTATTCCGATGACTCAATAAAGTCGTTAAACGATTCAGGATAGTTTAATTCTAAATAATCAATAAGGGTACGTCTAATAGTATCGAAATCATATGATTTAAAGTCAGCCTGTTGAAAGGTACGATAAAGTTTTTGCCATACTGTATTGGCTAACAGGGTATTTTGTCGGGTGTTAGAAGCCATGCAAGATATTTATTGCTTTAAAAAAGTGTATACTTAATAATTTGCCTGAGATGAGGTAAACACTTGACCTGGACCTTGAAGCAATCCCTGTTCAGAGTCAAATAACAAGTTTAAAGTTTCGCCGATTGCGTAACCAATGTACAGCACAGTTATTTTGACTTGTAAACCATTCTCAGCTTCAAACACTTCCAATTGATCTAATGCCACTCTTGGATCATAATTTATAACTGCTTCTACCTCTCTGATCACTGCGTCTTTAGTGTCTGCATCCAAAGGATCAAACAGATAGTTCCATAAATTGGTGCCAAAGTTAGGATTTTCTAATTTTTCACCTTTGCGTATGTTAAAATTATTAAGGAGATCCTGTTTGACCAGTTCAATGTCATACAGTTTTGGATCTTTAAACTCACGGCCTATGGTTGAAAATCCGTTGAATATTTGATTTTGCTGTACCTGTTGTGTGGTTCTTTTTGCATCTTTGAATGTTACAACTGCCATGACTAGTATTTAATCCCCTGCGTACACTGTGATTGCACTGCTAGTGATGGATCCTGCGTCAGCACTATCTTCTAGTCTTGCACATCCTATGCCAACAACAAACACTGTGCCGCTACCTTCGTTGATAGGAGCAGTGTGTGGCACACAAATTCCATCAGGTACATCATGAGAAACTGTGAGATCGCCTATTCTACACCATAATTTTGCTTCAGCAAACACTGTAGACTGACTGGGTGTGTCCAAGACTGTAGCAGTATCACAGAGGTGACCTGTGCTTACTGCATCTCCTTGTCTGGCAGATAATGGCATTAGAATCTATCCTCAGGCAATTCTCTGTCTGTTGCTGTGGGTGTGGTTTTGTTTTTGCGTTTGTTTTCATGTTCTGCATATGGTTCTGCTGTGGGCACACGTTTCATAATGCTTTCTCTTGCATTGGGATCACGAGTAGGACTTACACCTGCATTATCATATGTTTCCAAATTTGACAGCACAGTGCTTAAAACTTTATCCTCAGTGTTAAAATGTATTTCATTGTCTGTGTTTACAAGAAAATCGTTGCCAGCAAAAGTTTTTATGTCTGTGCCTGCTTTGATAAGACCGTTGGACCCTATGACCAGTTCATAGTTTGCACTGGATTCAATTCTAACTCGACCAGTGGTCAATGTTTGATCAGAGTTGACTAAATGGTTATTGTTATCTATGGTGTTTTGTCCAGTGGCTTTGATGTTGACATTTCTGCCTGCTTCCATGTTGATGTCACGTTCTGCTCTAAAATTAAAATCATTTTCAGTATGCACACTGACTGAGTCTTTGGAGTAGATATCTATTTTGCCATCTGCTGTGAATTCAATCCAAGCAGTGCCATCATTGTTGGTGATGTAGACTAGGCTTTCGGAATTGTGTAATAATAATTGTGCGCCTGAACGTGTACGCAATCTAATCAATTCGTTACTGATAGAACCTACTGCTTTTTTACCTGCAACAATTTCTGCAATGGCTGGTACGCCGTCATCCATCACAAATGACTGACCGCCCAGTCTTGAATGATGTACTTTACGAAAATTGTATTCCTCTTTAGGATCATTGTAAACTTTGCCGTGCCTATTGATCGATTCTCTTGGTGCAGTCTCCTGTCCATTAAAATCAATTGGGCCAGGTGTTGAAATTCCAAACACCTGTGAAGGAGTTTCTCTTCTTGCAGATGATGATGTGGTGCCTCTCACTGTGTCTCTTATAAGGCCTTGATTAATAAGTGTTTCTGTGGCTGGTACATGCACTGGTCTGAATTTGTAGGCATTATCATTTCTGGCATCAGTGTTGGTCCTTGCAATATTTGGTGTTTCTGCTTTTCTTTGTGCTTCTGCAACAGGAATTGGTGTTGGGTCATCTTGATCTGTGTTTTCATTATCTCCAAATTTTAAATCTTCAAAGTATCTTTCATTCTGTTCTGAGTTGCCTACAAAGTTGCCCGAGGCTGCCAACCCAGGAGTCATGTTGTTCATTAAATCTTCATACACACAGCCTAGCCAATAGCCTTGATTAGGATTGTTATTAGCAAACATCACCAGCACTTTGGAATCAATGTCTGGTGGTACCATCCAAAAACCGTAAGATTTTTGTGTTTGTGCAAATTCTCTTGTGCCTGATCCTGTTTCACTCAAAGGAGTTTGTCCTGCAAAAGGAGAACAGTACTGCACTGTGATTGTTTGTGCACCAATGTCTTTGTTGGTTTCATCGTATGCGCCATGGATATCAGGAATGTATACACCCAATCTGCCCATTCTATTTTGGTCAGTTGGATTCTTTACATACCCTATGTAAGGTCCGGCAAACTGTTGGATTTGATCCTGTACTGATCGTTGCTGTTTATCTAGTGCCATTAATTTATTTTAACCTATCTGTTTTGCTCTTATTGCCTACGAGTTCTATTAAAACGTTTGGCAAGTACAAGTCTTTATATTGGTCAGCTGGACCAAACTCTCCAGTGTTTACAGCAACATTGGACGTGGTGTTATTGCCAGCAACACTGCCTCCAGATGCATTTATTTGTGTTGGTGATCCTTGTGGTTTTGAGATTGCACTTTCTGACGAAGGTGTGCCCGTAGATGCATTTCTTTCTGTTGGTGATCCTTGTGATTTCGAGCTTGCTTCTGCCTTCTCTTCAATTTTTTTGTCTGTTTCCTGGTGTCTCAATCTTCTCATCTGTAGTATATTAGTATATAAACCTCCTGCGAAATTACTCTCACACAGATAGACTGCGTATTTGCCTCCGAAGGATGCCGCGTCTTGTATTTTGAACAATCCTGTGTCATCGTCTAGATCAGTTGGTGTTTTAAAATTTACCTGCACATATACTTCGTATGCATCAGGAA